GTCGGACAGTAAGCGCGCGAGAGTTGAGCATTCCGCTCCTCAAGCGTCGGCTTCTGGCCGCCGTGGTGCCGGCCCCGGGCCTCCCAGAAGAAGGGAGATAGGGTCGGCAGCCTCATGGTTAGGGGACGGGAAACGAGTGATCGTTACCCTTCTCGATGAGCTGTGTGGCAGCCTCACTCGCGATGGCGCGAGCGGCGGGCGCGTCAACCTTCATAGGTTGAGACAATCCGGCATGAGTCCAGAGGACCTTCCTGATTGCCTCGAAGAGGTTCGACAAGCCCTGGCTGGGCGCAAGCAGTGTTTGATCATTGATCTGGCATTGTACCAGACTTTGGTCCTCAGCACATACTTTCTCCGAGCTCTTACGGAGGTGCTGTTGGACGCTGATCCAATCTTCTTGCGTCTTAAACTAGCAGACATGTGGGACGTCTTCGACACGTTGTTACCGCTGGGTCAGGCTGACCAAGTGGCCGTGTTGAAGTACTGGACGGCATGGCCGATGGCCAAGTGGCTGAGGAACGATACCCCTCCACGACCGTCCTGTTTGCCCACGGTTCCAGACGGAGCGTTTGAATTCCCCATTCGGGGTTCGCTCCGCAAACACTTTCGGAACCTCTTGGCGTCGCGCACGACTAGCGCGAGAGCAGGCGCTGTCTTCACCGGCATTTTGCAGGGGAGTAAGCGCGGATGCGCGCCAGTTCCGATCGAGTTCGAGGTACTTTCGTGCCTGAAGCATAAGAAGGCGCTTTCGAACCCCGTCGCACTGACCCATGGTGGTGACTTCTCAAAGAAGTTTCACGCTATCTGGGGTCGTAAGTGTCGACATCGTAAGGGGAAGGATAGCGCCGATGAGTTGGAAACCCGGTGGCGTAGAGTGTACGAAGACCGTAAACTCCGCCGTCGGTTGCACAATTGTTCCAACCATGCTTCAATTGAGAGCATGAGGTCCCAGGGAGGGAGAAGGAGCCACGTGGCCAATCTGAACAGGTACCTCATCGGTGAGGAGTCAGATGACCGGCTTCCCCTCGACCCCCCTCTTCTGGATATGTTTGAGCGAGGAGGAAAGGTGTACGAACGTCGCGGGTGGCCGATGGCCCCGTATGAACGCTTCGTGCGCCATGTTGCGTCCTCCGTCCGAGGTAGGAATCTTAAGGCCGCAGTCGAGCTCTGTCTAGAGCCACTGAAGTGCCGTGTGATCACCAAGGGCGAGGCCGCGCCTTATTTCGTCGCTCAGACGTTCCAGAAAGGCGCGTGGAAGGCGCTCCAGGATATCCCTGCAATGAAGCTGACCGGTTGTCCAGTCGACGCTTCAATGCTATATGGCCTGGAAACGCGCACCGCTGCGCTGGGACTACCCTTCGACAAGTGGGTGAGCGGAGACTACTCTGCGGCCACAGACGGCCTTTCACTGGAGGTGAATCAGCTTTGTCTAAACGAGCTGTTAAAGGCTTTTCAAGCCACTCCTGATGAAGCAGAGATATGTCGCAAGGTCCTGGGTTGTCACCGTGTGTCATACCCTGAAAGGATCCGCCCTGACGGAGGGAACGACGGCCTAGAGCCGTTCGACATGCTCAATGGCCAGCTGATGGGGTCCGTCCTATCCTTTCCGGTCCTGTGCGCTGTGAATCTCGCAGCGTATTGGTGCGCCCTAGAGGAGCACACAGGTCGGAGGTTTCGACGTGACCAGCTCCCGGTCTTGGTGAACGGTGATGATATTCTTTTTAAGGCGGACTTCTCCTTCTACGAAACGTGGAAGAAGTGGATCGCCCGGGCTGGATTTACGCTTTCCGTAGGAAAGAACTACATCTCGCCCAATTTCATCACAGTCAACTCCGAATCGTGGATTCATAGGGGAGGAAGCGATTTTCGCAAGCTCCCGTTCCTCAACACCGGCCTGCTCCTCCAAGAGGCTGAAGGTCCGGCGAGGGTTCCACTTCGGAAAGAGACCGCCGAGAGACCCCTTATCCCCAAGCTTCAGTGGATACTGGACAATGCAAACAACCCGGCTCGAGCCTTTGACAGGATCAAGCACTACTGGCGTAAAAGCATTGCCATCCACACGGAGAACGGGCGCTACAATCTCTGTGCGCCTGTTGAGCTTGGAGGATGTGGTCTTCGGGTTCCGGAGCAGTGTAAACCTGCGGTTCATTTCACTGCCTTCCAGCAGTTACTTGCAGGTAAATCACTTCAGCTGTGGAAAGACCTCGATGGGAAGACCATACGAGAGGCTCCTACCACTGGCCTAGAGAGGCTGTCAACTGTGGTGAAGGAAGCATCGGTCAACCCATATAACTCGCAGGAGCGGACAGGTACTGCCGTCCTGAGGTCGCGTCTGGAACCAGTTCGCGGAGATAACGAGGTACGATTCGGAGATAAGCGGTCCAACAGGCGAGTTGCTTCGGACCTGAATACGTCGCAGGAAATTCAAGATGAAGACCGACCGACGTTTAAACTCCGTACCATCCCTCGTAGACGCCTCGCCGCTGTGTTTGCGGCGGAGAAGAGGATTGCGAAGCCATTTCATTTCGACCTAGAGGTTCGTAAACTGCTGACACGGGTGCCAACTGATGACGCATACCCTCCAGAAGACGATGTTCTGGTAAATATTGCAGAAATGGCTACGGAAACTGATACTGCTTATTTGCCGGCCGATCTGGTCGAGCGCTACGGGCTCTGAGCCCGTGGCAAACTGGTATCAGCAATCCTGCCCCATCGTGGGGCTGGGTGGTCTTGAGCCATCTTGGATATTTGGCTACATCTTATACTTGAAACGCGGATATTCGCGTACCACCCACTTCTCAAAGGCTTGAGATCATGGCGAAGATGGCAGTTCGGCGTAAGATCGGCAAGCGGCCCAAGATCCGTCCTGTCGCCGCGCGAACGCGGGCGGACAAAGTCTTGGCCCAGGGGACCGGCAAGGCAGTCAGCCAGGCTTTCGGCGCATCTCGCGCGGTTGGCCTTGAGGGCTGGGATGCCTTCCACCCTGCTCATTTGCCTCTTCCTCGCAGCGTTGGCCCTTACACCGTCGTTCGAACGACCGCGTTGATTAAGTCCTCTGCGGCTGTCAACGTTGTCGGGACGTTCGCGACTTCGGGCACTACGACCAACGGGCGTCGGATGCAGTGGACCACCGTAGGGATGCTTTCCTCGGTGACCGAATCCGTCGCCGTCGACGCTGCGAATAACGCCTACATGCACACTATTCCGTTTCCGGGCGTGAATAAGGTAGGTAGCGGCTTCACAGCCGTCCCTTCCGCGGTTAGTGTGCAAGTGATGAACCCTAATCCTCTTCAGTCGACTGAAGGGATTGTCGCGGCAGCGGTTTGTCCGACTTCGCTCGACCTTCGTGGTCGCACGGAGACGTGGGACTCGCTGTCGAGTGAGTTTATATCCTACATGCGGCCTAGGCTGCTGTCGGCTGGAAAGCTCACTCTTCGCGGGGTTCAGCTTGACTCTTATCCACTGAACATGGCCGCCTTGGCCGAGTTCCGACAAGTCACCTCTTCTCCCGATGGTGTAACCACGTACAGCGACGGCAACACTGACGCCGCCTTTACGGAGGGTTTCGCTCCCATCGTGATTGCCAACAACGGAGGCGCTGAGTCGCCCCTCCCGTTGGATTACTTGGTGACTGTCGAGTGGAGAGTCCGATTTGATATCGGCAACCCTGCTGTCGCGTCGCACTGCCATCATGGCGTTACGTCCGACATCCATTGGGACAAGCTCATTCAGAGGGCCGTTGCCAGGGGCAACGGCGCTCTCGATATAGTCGAGCGAGTCGCCAATCAGGGTGCTGCCATCGCCACGATGGCGGGCCGGGCCCGATCCATCGGGGGCGCCATTTCGGCGCTCTTCTGATCTCACTCCGCAATGTCTGCTAGCAAGCCGTGCGTGACGACTTGTGAGTGGTTTGTTGTGTCTTCTCCTGACCGAAGGTGATCCCAGAGTGCCGCCTAATTGCCAACCATAGGGTATAAGACCCGATTAGATGTTGGAAAGGCCGTGGCACCCTAGGAAAGGAGAGGACCCCGCTTACCGTGAACTCGTCCGAGCGTTAGCCGTTCGTGCTCATCGGCTGCCCTGCAGCGGGTTGGACTTTCGTCCACCGACCCACGCCTTGTTGCGTGCCCATGTTCAATAGGTCGGTACTCCTCGACGGAC